TGTAAAAAGGATTGATTTAGATATTCCCGATATCGTTTATGACTTTCTAAATTCTGATGACGGGCCTAAAAGAGTCCAAGGCATACGCGATTTTAAAAAAGAACTTGTTTACTGGTGTTATCCTGAATTTAGTACTCTTTATAATGGTCAATATTTCCCTAATAAGACCGTACTTTATAATTATAGAAACAATACCTATGCATTCTTTAGAAACAATGTCACATGTTATGGCAACTTTCAGTATCAAGTAAATGTCACTTGGGATCGTCTAGATGTATTTTGGGATAGCTACCAAGTGGGTTGGGATGATGCAGCACAATCAAAACTGCCATTAATTGTTTCAGGAAACCAACAAGGTTTTGGTCATTTTTACGGTTATCCCGATGTAGAAACACTTGCAGATAGCTCTATAGATGCTTTGGATCAAGAAAGTCTTTCCGTTACAGTTGTAACTGTTAATACTGGCGTTGATGTTGTTTTAACGATTAAAAATCATAATCTGCAAAGCGATGAAATTATTTATGTAACAGGGTTAAATTATATCGTTCCTGGAGTTAATCCAGATTATCTAGCAACTTTAGGATCTACAACATTAAATGATACCATTTACATGGTGCAATATGTTGATATTGATCATGTTAGATTATTTAAATGGGATCAAGCGACAAAGGCATTTTATGCTAATTTTAATGTAACAACCATAGGAACATATGTGGGCGGTGGTCTTGTTGCTTTATTCCCTAGAGTATACGCAGAAACTAAAGATTTTAATCCTGCAAAACAAATTGGTCAAAATATTTTATCTAATTCGATAGATTTTCTCTTTGATGCAACTGTTCCATCTCCAATGAATATTAAATTGAAAATGAATACGACATTAGCAGCGCAAGCCAATATTATAGTGGGTAATCAGAATATAGAGCAGTCAAATAGCAAAAATGGCTACATTCAAAATGTTACCCTCTCTAATCCTTGTATAATTAGCAGTCAAAATCATGGATTGCTAACAGGCGACGAAATAAGCCCTGAACAAGTAGGCGGAACAACACAGCTAAATAGCAATAATTACGTTGTGGTATTCATTGATGTAAACACATTCAGTATAAATGTTGATTCTACAGGGTTCACAGCATATACACAGGGTGGTTATTGGGTACAAAGCAAGCAACAATTTTATACATTAAGCGCACAATATACTTGGCATCGCTTCTTTGCTAATGCCTACGGTCAATATATGTCAGTAATTATAACTAATAGTGATGAGCAGATGGCGCAACTTAGCACCCATCAACAAAACTTTGTCTTAAACGCCATGAAGATCTATTTTAGAGCTGCTGGTACTAACATTTTTGGTAAATAAATGAGTTTCACAAGTAACATTCCAGGTCTTCAAAATCAATTAGATATTAGCATTGAGTTGCCAGAAGATCCTAAAGAAATGAGAGACATGCTAAATGATGTTTATCAAGGGATAGCATCTACAGTTAACACGAAAGAAGGTGCTTTATATGTGCCAATTGAAAAACTTACAAGTGGTCAGTATTTTACTCCAGGTAATCCCCAGATAAACCGCGAAGTTTACAGAATGGTAGTAGATTTTGGCACATTACCAAGCACTGGAACAAAGAACGTTGCTCATAATATAGTTGGTTGGAATGATCAATTTAGATTAACTAGAGCTTATGGAGCTGCAACAGATCCGATAGGATTAACAGCGGTTCCGATTCCTAATGACAATATATTTTTAGAAATTAATGCGACAAATGTTATAGTGACGACAACGGCGGATTTCAGTACTTATACTGATAGTACTATAGTGATTGAGTTTACGAAAAATTTATAGGTGATTATATGGCTTGGGTTCCTTTTGCGACAATGGCAGCAAGTAAATTGATGGATCAGATGGGCGGTGGCGACCAAATGCAAAAAGTCCCTACCATGACAGGCGGTCAACAAAAACTTTTAAAACAAATGATGCAAATGTTAGGGCCACAAGGTGGACTTGGCCAAGGTATGCAAGGTGGCGTTAATTACCAACAACAGTTGATAGATCCATCTTCACAAGCTGTCAATCAATTTGCACAACCTTATATGAATCAATTTGAACAACAAACTGTGCCGGGACTCGCTGAAAGATTCGCAGGTATGGGGGCGATGGGCGGTGGTTTATCGAGTTCAGGTTTTGGTCAAGCGTTAGGGGCAGCAGGCGGAAATTTACAAGCGCAGCTAGCACAGTTAAAAGCAGGATTAGGGCAGCAAGCAGCCCAAAGTTTGATGAGTCAATATGGTGGCATGGCAGGGATGGGACTTGCAGCGCAGCCATTTGGATATCAAAGACCTCAACAAGGATTTGGACAAGGTTTGATGAGTTCTTGGGCGCAAGGTGGTTTTGGTGGAATGGGTCAAGGTGGCGGTGGTGGTTTTGGCGGTATGGGTGGCGGACAAGCAGGATTTGGTTCAGGTGGAAATATGGGAGCATTAAGAGCAGCACAAGGTTTACAAACGTAAGGAAAATTAATTATGGTACAAGTATTTGACGCTTCACCAACTCCATCTAGTGCTAGTATGCTTGGAAATGCTATAGGAGTTGGCATAAATAAAAACTTTCCTGATCCACAACAAATGGTTCAAAGAGGGATGTTACAAAAAGCCCTTAGTGAAGCAGGTGCAATAGCAAAAAGTGAAAATTCAAATCCAATCGACATTATGACTTCTTTTATGCAAGCAGGAGCAGGAATACCGGGATTTGAAAAATATGCAGGTACAATATTACCTAAGATTCTGGAAATGGCTGCTTATAAAAAAGATATAGGTGGTGGTGGATCTGATTCACTAATGACAAATCAACAAACTCCAAACGGTCAACCTACTCCTCAATCGCAAGATCAAATTCAACAACCCCCGTTTGGTCAAACACAAACAAACAATCAACCAGAAAATCTACCTCCTTTATCGTTAGGAGAATATATACCTGTTGATGTTGGAAATTATATTGGCCCCGAAGCACAGAGAAAAATAATTGAAGATGTGGCAATAAGAGGTGGTGACCCTTCTTTAGTCAAAGAAAGAATTCGAGATTATAATCAAGGCTTAATAAACTATAATGAATTAATTAACTCTAATGTAGATAAAAAATCTGCACAAATGCAAAGACAATTAGGATTAGAGAAACAAGTTAAAGGTTTTATAGATTCTCAATTATCTCCAGATATTCCAGAAGCTAGAAAGAATATTTATTATGATATAATGAAAAAAGAGCTAGCCAATTCTCCAGATTTAACAACGGCATATCAAAAAGCAAGCCCTAAAATACAATCTTTTGAAAAACAAGTTAAAGAATTTCCAAGTAAAATACCTGAAGCAGGTTCATTTGATATTGGGATGAATCAAAGCACAAAAGGAATGCTTAGAAATATATCTAAAAATATGATGGATATTGACCCTTTAGCCTATCCGATATTAGAACAAATGTTAGTTCAAAAGGGACATCCAATAACAGATGTAGCTGAAATTTTAAATCCACTTCCTAATAATGTAAGTTCAATTGTTAATAAAGCTCAAGATTATAGACCTGTTGTATATACCAATAATACTCTAAGCGAAAATGCAATGATAAAAAGTTTAGATAATACAATAAATGAACAAATGAAAAGCGCGCCAAACATTGCTAAAGATTTACAAAAGAATTGGTCAGAAAAATTATCATTAATAAATGTTTATACTGAATTACAGAAAAAAGCATGGTTTCCGCAGGCAATCCATGAGGTTTTTAATGAATTAAAAAATTCGGGAGTGCCAATGTCAGCACAACAGGAAGCGGAGATTGTTCAATTAGGACAAAGACCACAAATAACAGTTCAAAAGTTGAGTGAATAATGTCATTTAATGCGATTATGCAGCTTTTAGATCAAGGTATCAGTTCAGATGCTATTGTTGCTACATTACAAAAAGAATCGCCAAAAATAGCAAAAAAAATTAAGCAACTTTTGCTTGGTGGCTATGGCACATCTGAAATATTAAAATATTTAACGAAAGATAAAAAGTATTCCAATGATTTAAAGATGCCAAAAAAAGCAGCCACTCCATATGAAATCGCCAATTTAGCTATAATACAAAATAAAATGGAAGTTCCAAAAAGTAGAGATGAACAAGCACGAGAAGAGCTAAAAAAAGCCACACCATATGTTATAGCTGCTACAAGTATGGCACTTCCTTTTGCTGCTCCTGAACTTGCTACTGCCCTTCGAAATCCTTTAACATCTATGTTGCCATCAAATTCGCCACCACAATCTGTAAATCCTCCTCAACCGCAACCACCAATTCAACCAGGCCCAAATATAGGCCAACAAGTTGGCGGTCAAGCTGCATCACCTGTTGTTAACGCAATGCAACCAACTCCCGAGGCTGAAATTGCATCAGCATCGCAAGCGATGCCTGATCAAATGCAACAACAGCCCGAAGCTATGATGCCACAGCAAGCAGTGCAACAAATACCTATCTTTGAGCAGTTATTAGGTGGTGTTGATCCTTCAACTTTAGAGCCTGCTAAACAAGAACAACTGAAATTTCTTAGCGTCATAAGCGATCAATTACAATCTAAAGGTAAAGGGATTAATGATCCTGAATTTATTAGACTAGGTAAGAAAATCAAAGATGTCATAGGTAGTAAACCCGGAATGATTGTTGAAGAGAATGCTAGATTTAACGCAGGACAAGCAGAAAAACAAGCTAATGTAAAACCGCTTGACATTGAAAATATTAAAGAGATTCAGCAACCTACTCAACAAACAAAAAAATATCCTTCATCCGATGAAAGAGTTAAACAATATGATGAAGCACGTGGAAAAGATTTTAATGATTTAGAACATTCAGAAAAGATATTGGATCAAATCAAGTTCTTTAAGGAAAATCTTAAAATTTATCCTTACGATGAAGACACTAAAGAATTAATAAAAGAAAAAATAAAAGACCTTGAAGAAAATTATAAAGAATATACTGGTGACGAATTACCTAAATCAAAAAAAGAGCCTACAAGAATCGTTGAACCTGTAAAGATTACAAAGCCTGAAAGCATCCAAAAAGGCGAATCAGTTGTTACCGAAGATGGAAATATAGCAGAAGTTAAAGGAACATCGGGTAATAATTTCTTAATTGAAGAAAATGGAAAAGTTAGACAAGTGCCAATGGATTCGCTAAGATCACAGCCGGAAGCAATCAAGAATGCTAAGATTGTATTTGATGCTAGCAAAGTACCTGAATCCGATAGATCAGCAGCCCTTGCAATATCATTGCCAATGCCAGATAAATCGGCTATCATCAATATGTTTCATGACGGTTCTTTTTACATGTATAGACGTAAAGACGGTAAGCCAATTGAAGATAGTGTTATCAGCCGTATAATCGAAGGTCAAGATATACCTATGTCCACAGGTGAGACTTTCATGGGTGCTTGGAATCAAGATAATGGCGATTCCAGAGGTTCTGCTTCATTTAAAGAACTAACAGCAATGGCACAAGATGCTACAAAGCCAGATGATCCAACAAAACCTTTGATATTTGAAAAGATCACAAATGGCTTTACACATGGATATTTAAAAGAATTTATGAAATCATTAAAAGAAGCAAATAGGATGTTCAGTGCTAAGACCAAAAAACAAAAAAAGTAAACCTACAAAAGAAGAATTATTTGCAGCTTTAATGCTTCAAAAAGTGATTAAGAAACTTAAGACAGGAAAGTAATTTTATTATTTTTCATCCCCATAAATTAACTCAAAAGCAAAAACACTAGATGATATTAAACCAATTATATAAAATATAATCATTTTTTTAACCTTTTTTCTTTAAATTATTTATTTCATCTCGTAAAAAATTCATTTCTCTTTCTTTTTTATGATTTTCGTCTCTAGCTGCTAAAAAGAAAATTAGCGAAAATATTGCTATAGCTATTATACCCATGATAAACATCCTTGTTTTGTTGTTTTTTCCCCTAAGTTGCTGATTATCATATAACATACGTTAATTTAACGCAATACCTAATCTTTCTTTTATTTATATCTTGTCCTAGTGTAAAGTAAAATTAAAAATATAAATGAGGTTTCAGATGGGTATTAAGACTAAAATTTTACAGGCTACGGGAAAAGATTCAGCGATTGTTAATGTGCTTCCTGTGCCTATTTCGGCAAATAGATCGCCTAGATCATCTGATATTATGCCTGCTGGTCAACTATTCATTGATACATCTGTTACACCTCATCAAATTTATACAAGTTTAGGTAACGGTACTTTTGCAATTGGTGGAAATGAACTTGCTACGACAACTACATCAGGTGTTGTTTTTTTAGGAACATTAGCCCAAACAGAATCGGGTGGCGCACCTTCTGCTGATTATGTAGCTTCATCAAATGATGTAGCAACAGCATTAGCTGCCGTAGTTGTAGGTGCAGGTGTGCCGGCAACTATCGCACAACAAGGCTATGTATATCTTGCTACAAATGCAGATGCAGTATCTGGTGTTCCAACACATGCAAATGAAGTATTAATTCCAGGTAACTTAGCCTCTGTTTTTGCTGCACCTCCTGCAATTGGTGGTACAACACCAGCAGCAGCATTATTTACAACTATCGGCGCATCAGGTGCGGTAACACTAGCTAGCACATTAGCAGCAGGTAATACTACAATTGGTGGTACACTTGGTGTTACTGGAACTATGACGGTAGCGGCAATTAGTGCGACAAATATGACTCTAAGTGGAACATTAGGAGTAACAGGCGCTTCTAGCTTTACATCAGGTACATTTAGTACGACATTAGGTGTAACAGGTCTTTCTACACTTGGAGCTTTAACGCAAGTAGGAACCGCCAATATTAATGCATCTGGTGCAGCGGTTACAACTATTGCAACAGGGGGAACAGGTGCTTTAGCTCTTGGAAATGCTACTGGTAACACAACATTGACAGGAAGCTTTTCTACTCTTACAACAGCTGCTACTTTTGTAATTGGAACAGCTACACAAACAGGTAACACAACAATTGTTCAAAGTACGGGAGCAAATAGTGTTCTTATACAAAATGGAATAAATACGGATGCTCAAGTCACAAGTATTAATTCTGGAGCAAATGCCGCTAACTCAACTGTTAATATACTAAATGGAATAGCAACGACAGGAGCTGGCGCTCTAAACATTTTTGCTACAACCTCAGCTGCTACTTCACAAACATTGAATATTTTCAGTGCTGCTAATACTAACACAACTAATGCAATCAATATTGGCACATCAACCGGAACATTAATCACAGCTAATTTATTCACGGGCGCAGCGGCTCATGTATTAAACATTGGCTCAACTACAATGGGTAATATTACAATTACTCAAGCAGCAGCAAGCACGTTCTCTATTATTGGAACAGGTGGAACGATAAATATCGGTGCAAATGCAGCAGTAGCTAATACAATTAATATAGGTGGAACAGGAGCTAACGTAATAGCTATCGCTAATACACAAACAGGTGGTTCATTATCTTTAGCTCATGCAATGACGACAGGTAATATTGTTATCGGAGATGCTCAAACTTCCGGTACTTTGACAATAGGTTCAACAGCAGCAGGAGTTGGAGCAGTCAGAATTGTAGATGGAACAGGAGCACAAGCCGTGTCGATAGCGACTGGAGCCGGAGCTAAAACAGTGATCCTAGGTAGTACAAATACAACAAGTGCCTTGACTTTGAGCGCCGGAACAGGCGCAACGGGGCTTAAATTAAATGCTGCCGGAAATGTGCAAATGGTTCCTGCTACTAGTTCAACAGCGTCAGCAACTTCTAGCGTTACGATGAACAACCGGGTAGGATGTGCGACATTTACAGGTTTTACAACTGCAAATGCAGGCGGTGTTCAAGATTATACAATTACCAATAGTACTGTTTTGACAACATCATGCGTTTTTGTTACAGTATCAAACCTAAATGCAAGCACTAATAATGCTCAAATTGCACTTACTGGCGTTACTCAAGCAGCCGGAAGCGTTATCGTTCATACCATAAATAATGGTGGTGGTGCTTTAGGTGCTGGAGATAATGTATTAATTAATTTTTGGATTTTAAGCTAAGAGGAAAATCGCTCATGTTTACAAATATATTAAAATGGACTTTTAAAGTCGCAGTCGGAGAAGTCGAAAAAGAACTAAACTTGCATTTAGATAATGATACTCCGTTAGAAGCTGTTGAACAGGTAGCATTTCAAATGATTGCGCATTGTGCAAAAATTAAAGATGCAGCAAAAGCACAACAGGAAGCACAAAAACAGGCACAAGAGCCAGTTGCTACTGAACAGCCAGTTTCTCCTATTGAATCTGATAAAGTAGAACCAATTGTACCACCTATTGAATCTCCTCAACCAGATCCAATTGATGAACTAAAACAAATGCTTGAAGGCAACGAACACGTATAAGAGGTTAAAATGTCGATTAATAATAGTCAGAGAGCAATCTTTCCTAATGAATTGCTAGCAACAATGACAGGTGCGACGATATTAATCGGCACACTTCTTTTTAATCCTGTAATTATTGTTTTTGATAATCAAGGAAACGCACCGGTTAGAATTTCGGTTAATGACCCATTAGGTGCTACTACATGGAAAACATTTCCGGCAGGTGAAGCAATAGTTTTAGATTTAAGAGATAAAGCGCACTTAGCATCAAATTTTACTTTTGATCTAGGTACGTCATTTTATGGAACTGGTGCATCCGGAGATTTTTCTATTTCCTATATTGCTGCTAGGGAGTCATAACCATGAGTCAAATTTATAAACAAGTAATTTCCGGTACTCTTCCTCCTGTTGTCCCAACATCATTTGTAACGCAAAATGGCACGGCTATTCCTGCGGCTAATGTTTTAATCATAGATGGAGCAAGTTCCACACAAAATAATGCCAATGGAATCATCTCAAAAGGTGGTGTTGTTGGTACAGGGACATCTAATGAAGTAGATATTGTTCTTACTAATAGATTAGTTGGAAGTGTAACAACTGCCGGGCTTGTAACATCTGCAATCGTTACATATATCCCAACTGTAATCGGAACTTATGCTATTGAAGCAAGAGTAGCAGCTTATAACACAACATCTTCTTTAGGTGCAGGTTATAGTATTTTTGGAACAGTTCGTTTTGACGGTGTAAATAGTAATCTCTGTGGAACTCCAGATCGTATAGTCAATGAAGAAGGTGCTATGAGTGCAGCAAACGTAACCATGACAGTTTCAGGTGCTAATATTTTAATAAATGGCGTTGGATATGCTGCAAACAATATAAATTGGAATGTAGTTGGATTATATACATTTGTAGGGGTTTAAATGAGTGGTTTTGATAATGATATAGTTTTTGCTAAAAATGCTGATTTTACACAAGCAGATAATCAGAATGTAAGTGAATCTAATGGTTTAGTATTAGATGGCCAACTTTGGATTGGTTCAACGGCTATTAATGCAGGCGGTACACATATTAATGTTGGTACTCTTACATCTCCAAATGGATCAGTTACAATTGGTCATGTTGGATCAAATATTACTATTCAGGCAACAAATCCAACCGGTGTTTCTTCGGTTTCTACAACAATTTCAGGCGCAACCGTAGGTTTTACTCCTACAACTGGAAATGTTGTAATGCATGTTACAGATGCAAATTTAAATACTTTAGTGGGTCTATCTTCTGGAAATTTAACTTTAAGTGGTGGAAATAATACATCCTTGGGTTATCAAAGTTTACATGCTTTAACAACAGGTCAACAAAATACTGCAATCGGTTGGAATTCGTTACTTACATTGACAACAGGTCAATTAAATGCAGCTATTGGTTTAAATTCTGGAAATGGATTGACAACAGGATCACAAAATACATTTCTTGGTAATAGTACTGGAACATCTTATACAGGTGCTGAAACAGGAAATATCTTAGTTGGATTTGATACTAGAGGTGTTATTGGAGAATCATTTGTTACACGTATTGGTAATGCTGGAAATGGTGGTGACACACCCCAGAGTGCATGTTATATTGACGGTATTTATGGAATGTCACCTGCAATACCTTCTATGGTAATAATTAATTCATCAGGATTGATGGGTTCTCAAGCGATTACTGGTGGAAGTGTAACGATTACTGGTGATTCTGGATCTATTTCAGGAAATAATTTAACAATCTTCGCTAATCAAAATCCAACCGAAAATGCTGGTTCTACTGTACAATTTCTTGCTACTAGCGGTACAACCATGACTTTTAATACTACCGATGCTTCCGGTAATACCATGATTGGTCAAGCAGCAG